ACTATCGCGTCCACACCAGCGCCGGAGTCCGAGACGCTGATAGACGTAATCTCTATATATTGCTTTAGCTCGACCAGGGAAGCCACATAGTAGTCGGTATTGGCTGCTGTCGCCGTAATATCGCCCGTGGCCCCTGCCGCCGTGTATTCCTTCGTTGCCACCGTCGCGGAAATGTTGCTATTGCTCGTGCCTGTCCGCGTGTCCGCCCGTTCGTCATATCCCGACGGCGGCGTGTAAGTAGTGCCGTAGGCATTCCCGGCCAAAAACACGGCCCAATTGTTGGCCGTCTGGATGTTAATGCCCGGAGCTGTCGGATTACCCGCCGCCGTTGTTGTTGATGTGTTTTTGTTTCCAATCGGGCTGGTCTGGTCAACGCCTCTGAATGTCGCAATCTGACCGATTATCTCATGACTGGAGCTCATGCCCCACTGGTAGGAGGACGGCTCGCTGGCTCCCGCGATTTTCCAGTAAACATACTCGCGTATCGCCCGCGCCCCGGCCGAGGCGTTGATGATATTCGTCCAGCCGTCTGGGACACTATTTATGAGGTCGGAGGTGCTTTCGATGAAGATATGGGCAACCATCAGGTCGCCCTCGGCCGTGTTTGCGGGCTTATTAACAGTTATAGAGGCCGCATCGGCCGAGGCCGCAGTCGCAGCATTAATGAAAGTTATCGCCATCGCCCCTGCCCTATACCAAAATCCTGCGATACCGGTTCAGCATCGCCTTCTCCGCGTCCGTCAAATCGGCGCTGAACTCGAACGAAGCCGAACCGCCCTCAACGCCACGGCTCGTCTGGCCCCAGAGCGCGCTCTTCTGGCGCTGCCACTCCGCGCCGACCCGCGCCATCACCAGAAGCTTTATGTCCTGCGGCACGTTGGCCAGCGCATAGCCTGCCGTGTAATTGACGACGATGCTCTGAAGCCCCGTGTCCCAATCGCTCCCGTCTATCCGCTCCAGCACGCCCCTCGCCATGTCAACCACGTAATCGGTATCCTCGGTCAGCGTCTCCGTGACCTCGGCGCTGTCTATCTCGACCGATGTCCACGCCGTCACCGGCCAGGAAGGCAGGAATAGATAGACCGACGGCCTGCCGTTGAGCACCTGATCCGCATAGGCCGTGCTGATGAGCGTCCGGCCCAGATAGGTCTGCACCAACTGCGATACGCTGTTAATCAGCGCCTCCAGCCGCAAATCATAGTCCGTATCGGACGCGTCAATCCCCAGATAGGGCTTGAGCTCGGTGTCCAGGTCAACCAGCGCGTTATCTGCCAGCGCCATGTGCGCCTCCTATCCGGCCGTCATTATCCGGCCTCAATCCGTGAAATAGGCCGCGTTCGCCGTCACGGTATAGCCCGATGTCGTCTCGGGGTTAGCAATCGTGGCGAGCCGCAATCCCGCCACGCCCGGGCTCACCGGATACGTGACCACGACCTCGTTCGTCCCGTTCAGTGTCGCCGTGAGCGTCAGGTAGGCGGTCGTGTCCCATTCGCCCAGCGCCGGGTTATATGCCTGGAATGCGAAACTGACGCTCTTGGAACAGCCCGCGTTCCCGCCCTTCACGTACAGCGTGATGGAGCCCTTGCGGCAGTCGTCCAACTTCATGACCGCCGAGCTCGCCGACACGTCCTGGGTCGTGTTAATTGCGACCGTCTGGTCGCTGGCCAAAAACTTGCCGTACATCTCTCATCCTCCTCGCGCGGTAAACAATTTATGCCCGGATTGTTTACCGCCCTGCTATTTGACCTCGGGCGGCCCATCCAGCGACTTGTCCAGCTCCGCCAGGCCAAACCCTATCCACGAGCGGGCCACATCGGCAGGCAGACGAGCCGTCTGCCCCTCCGCGAACTCGCCCAGACGACTGCGCACGGGCCGCAACATCCGGACCCGCAATAGTACCTCTCCCGCCTGCGGCTCTGACTGCGCCTGCGCTTCTGTCTGCGACCGAGCCGCCGACTCTCCACGCTTCCTCCTCCCGCGGTTCGCGCTCCCGGGCCGCGCATCATACTCTATCGGCATCTCGCCTCCTTAAATCCCGGCGGGGGAGAGAGGCCGCCCCCTCTCCCCACCGGTCAAAGCTCAACTCAACCGCCCAGCTCCGTCGGCTGCGTCACCGGCACGTAGTTCGGGTTGCCAAGGATGACAAGCCCGGCCACGGGCGTGCCGTTCGTGTGCGTCCCCGTAGCCGTCCAGGTAATGCGCACATACCGCTTGCTGCCCAGATACCCACGCACTATGGTCGTGGGGTCTTCATTTGCCGAGTCGATGACGTGAGCGTTCACGCCGCCTTCCAGGTCTGCGTCAGCGATGGCCGTAAACGTGCTGTTGTTGTCGCTCTCCTGGAATGAGATCGTCCATTTCAGCGAGCCGCTCAGCGTGTCGCCGCTAATACCCTGCTGGGCGACCATCACGACAGAGCCGTAGCCGTTCCGGTCGACGCCGGTACCGTTGGCCGTCGCCGTCTTGACGGCCGGCACCATCGTGATTACGTACTTGTTGCCACAGTAGCCGCTAATCAATTTGGCCTCCTATCAGCTGGTCTGATTCTTCAGCAGCTGGATAGCCTCGGGCAGTACCACACCTCCGCCGACCCGCCTGCGGGCCAGGAACCCGACCATGCCGTACTCGGCATAGCGCTCGACGAGCCGCTGGATGATGATGTCGACGCGGTCGACGATGCGATAGCCGGCCTTGAAGTCGCCGTAGCCCAGCACGATGCCGCCGTCGCCGGGGGTCGTGCCGAGCGAAGTCGAGGTGATAGCCGGGAAGTCCGACCATTCATAGATGGGCGAGCCCAGTAGTCTCGCCGGCTGGCCTTCCTGCAGGTTGGGCTGCACCAGGAACAGGTTGGTGGTAGCGCTCTTCATGGAAACGATGATGCCGACCAGGCTGCGGTTCATGACCCAGGCCGCATTCTTCGCGTAGGCGCTGCCGAGCTGGTACTGGCACTTGATGATGTCGTCGATGGCCAGCGTGTTGTCGGTGGCCACATTGAGCGCGTCGGCCAGAACCGTGGTGTTGGTGATGATACCCTCGGGCGCGCTCGTGCCGTTGCCGGAATAGAATGCCGTGCCTTCAAGCACGCCGAATTTGCGGCTCACGACCGACGCAATCTCGGCCTCCAGGTTGAAAGCCGAGTCCTCCAGCATCTTCTGCGTCGCCTTGAACAGCTGCTTCATCTCGAATGTCTTGATCTCGGTCAGCCCGTAGGTCAGGCCGGTCGTCTCCGTCTTCTCGCTCGATTCGGAAACCCAGGTAGCAGCGGGGATGGCCGTCTCGGTCGGGAACTCGACCGCGTACGAGCTCGTCTGCACGACGGTCGCCAGGTCGCGCAGCGGGTGCTGCACCGTGATGCCCTTGATGATCTCCCTGACGTACTCGTACGGGGCCAGCACGCCGGCATGCGTCGAGTCGGCGACGGTCAGGACCTTCCGTTCCTCGGGTTCGAGGGCGCCGAGCCCCTTGACCAAGAAGCTGCGAAACGCTTTCTTCTGCAGCGCGAGCCGCTCGCCCTCATCGCCCTTGGCCGGGACCGATTTGGCCTTGGCCAGCTCGTCGTTGAGCTCGTTCCAGCGCTTGTCCCACTGCGCCTTGTACTCGGCAAAGGCCGCCTCGCTGATGAAGCCCTTGAGCTTGCGCTCGGTCTCCTGCTGGAGGTCGTAGATCAGCTTGTTATTAGCCGCGTTGACCTCCGCGATTTTCTTTTCCAGATCGTCCAATGTCTCCTCCGTCATTTTTCGATTTTTAGCTTGAGGCCGTCGAGCAGGTGGAGCAGACGCTCCGTGCTGCCCGCGTTCGGCGCCTTGGGAGTGGATTTCTCCGAGTCCTCGGCTCGCTCGAATACCTCGGCCTCGATGAACGAGCCGCAGTAGGCGCATTTGCCCTCTGCCGGCTCGAACGATATGCCATGATGCTCTTTGCAGTGCGAGCGGGCCTCCGCCACCGTCCAGGTCGAGACCGGATAGCGGTAGGCCTGCTCTGTCATCGTGTCCTCGCCCTTGAGCTTGCCCATGATGACGAAATATTCCTTGCCCTCATGCTGACGTGCGACACGCCGAAACGAGTTGTCCTGAAAGTCGTCAGGATTACGCAGGCGGCATGAATGCTCGTTCGGATACGGCTTGCGCTCCAGCTCGTCCTCGTCATCCTTGCCGGCCTCGCCGATGCCCATGCGCTTGGCGTGCGCCATCAGGTGCGAGCTCGCCCGCTCGCGGAGCGTCGAGGCCGAGATCGAGTCCGTGACCGGCTTTATCTGGTTCGCCCGCGCCAGCGCGTTCCGCAGGTGCGGCACATCGACGCTGTCGTCATCGTCCGGGTCGCTGACGCCCTTCTTGTGGTGCGGCAGGTGCCGGCAGCGCTTGTCGTCGGTATCGCCGCGCTTATAGGCCGGCTCGATTACCGCGAACGCGGCATCCGGCAGGCTGTTGACATAGGCCGTGTCCCATTCCGACTTGACCGCCTCGACCTGCGCCGACTCCAGCGCCGGGAACACGACCGGGCTGATCTCCCACAATTTGATTTCCTTGAGCAGGCGCGTCGCGCTCTCTTTGTCAAACTCCTCAACCACCATCTGGTAGCCGATGCTCAAGCCCGTGACCGCGCCCTGGCGCATGAGCGAACGCACCTCTCGGCCGCGCTGCACCTCGAGGTTGAGATGCCCCACCACGGCCAGCCCGCGCTCATCCTCCCGTGCCTCGATGATGCCAATCGGCTCGTCGACCATGTGCGACCAGAGCATGGGATACCGGCCGCCGCTCGACTTGAGCGACCGCTTGAACGCGCCCGGCATCACCGCATCGCCATAGCTGTCGACGACGCCCCAGATGGACGCGTAGCCAATGAAAGTGCCGGCCTCATCGTCCATCGCCTTGAGCGTAAATGAAAAATCCTTCGTCTCGGTCTTTCGTATCTTGCCCATTATCATCCCTCCATCACGGGGTAAGTGGTGCATAAGCAGTTGCAGACATTCCCGGCGCTGCCTGCCGGGTCGCCCGGATACATCAGCCGCTCGCCCCCGACCAGGAACGGCTCATCGAGCGGGAGCTCCGTCCCGTCGACTTCCATGTGAGCCTCGCGGCTCTCCGGCACGAACGAGCACAGCCAACCCCGCTTGCCTACAAACTCCGTCTGTCGATATCCCTCAAGCTGGCCGTAGTTGTCGACCTTGGCACTCTCGGTCCTGGCCCAGAGCCGGGCGCGCCAGACCTCAAACTCGACCGACTCCCAGACGCGCTGGGTGAACTGCTCGACGGTCTCGTTCGCCTCTTGCGTCCCCTTGAGCAGCTGATAGATTTTTTCCTTGGTCGTCTCGTTGACCTTCGACCCGGAGTCCAGCACGAGCCGCCGCACCACCTCTTCAAGCTCCGGTGTCATCTGGAACATCCAGCTCGTGGGCTTGTCCGGGTCGGCCTTGAACTGCGCGTCGTCGAACAACTCGCCCTTGGCCGCGCGCATACCTGCTTCTCCGCCCCGCCGGAAGTGGTCGCGGTACCAGCCCAAGAACGTGTCGCGGTAGCGCTTCTGCTCCTGGTTGAGGTCGAAGACGCTCTCGGCTGCGATGGAGCCGACGCTCGAATGCTTGCGGATCCTGGCCAGCAGCGCGTCCCGCTGCTCCTTGAGATAGGCCTCGGCCAGGCGCGTGAAGCTCCGCTCGCGCGTGTCGACCCTCGCCTTATAGCTCTCCCATAGTCTCTCCTTCCGTTCCGGGTCGCGCCAGAATTTTTGGCGGGTGGAAGCAGCGGCGGCCGCGTCCGAGCCCTTCTTGCCCAATATGAGCCGTTTGCCTTCGGTCTGGGCCTCGCCGCCCACGGCCGCGCCCAGCGGGATTTCCGAAAGCGGCACCAGAATGACATCGCCGCCCGGGATATCCTCATAGCCGCAGGCCTGGCGCTGCTCGTTCAGTGTCAGCCAGCGCGCGTTGGCCAGATAGGCGTACTTCTTCTCCCGCTCTTCCTGCAGTGCCTCGATCCCGTCGCGGTCATAGTCGAGCCGCAGGTCGTCGCCGAACAGCGGCGTCAGCCAATTGTTGAGCTCGTCGCGGTACATGTCCATAAGCGGCAGCACCGTCTCCATGTAGAGCGCGCGCCGCGCTTCTTGGATGTTCGAGTATGTCTTGTTCTCGCTGTCGCCGAGGAGCTCGGACGCGACGCCGAACACCGAGCAGATCTGCCGCATCACGAGCTTCTGGCCGTCGAGCCACTCCACGTCGCGCGGCGCTATTGAGAGCGGGTCGTACTTCACGTCGTCGCCGCTGAACACAAGCGGCGTGCCGGCGTTTTTATAGCCGCCGTACGCTTCCGAGAACTGCCGACGGAACATGTCGATATCGGCCTGGGTTATCGCGCCCTTGGCTGTTATGAGCCCGGGTGGGCGCATGTCGTTTTCGAGCAGTTTCTTATTCCACTCCGCCGCCTCGGCCGCGATATCGACCTGGCGGGCCGCGACCTGAATGCGGCTCAGGCCGTACCAGTCGTCCGTAGGATGAAACTCCAGCAGGTGCAGCACGTCTCCCGTCGCCAACTTGACCGTGTCCGAACCGACGCTGTAGATATAGCCTCCGATAGGATTTTTGAAGTCCTTGCTCTTCTCGATGGTCATCCTGTCGGGCCGCAGGCTGTAGAGAAAGCGGGGCGGCGCGCTCGGGACTCCATGCACCTTGAGCACGTACGAGTTCCCGGCCAGGAGCAGGTACGCAAACACCTTCTCCGTCAACCTCGCGCCGGACTCGAACTCGTTGGGCCGCGCCAGGAGCGTGAGCAGCTGATGCTCATCCACCTCGACCATGTCCCCACGGCTCCGCCGCTGCAGCACCCAGTTTATGCGGCTGGCCGACTGCGCGATGAGCCGCACGCAGGCATAGACCCACGGGTTCTGCTCATAGCCCGCCTTGGCGAGCGAGTCGTAGCTCACTGCGCTCCAGGCCGTGTCCGACCAGCCCAGCACGGCCAGCACGGCCCGCATGACCGGGTTCTCTTTAGCCCTCATCCAACGCGGTAGTTTCATGCCAGACTCCATACGCGCAGACCGGGCGAGGCGGAGTGCGCCCACCAGGCCAGCGCCAACGCTATGACACAGTCGTCGTGATAGCCGGCGGGCGCGGAATAATGCACCTGCCCGCCGCTCCCGGGCGAGAGCGTGTACTCGAACACCTCAAGCTCGCCGCGCTGGACCGGGTCGTCCAGGATGCTTATCTGCCGCTGCTCGAACGCCAGCATCAGTGCCTCGATGAGCTGCTTCTTGCTCACCGTCGTGAACTTGTAGCCGCTCACTGCCAGGCCGGCCCGTCGCAGGTCGTCGTAGATGGGGTCGCCGATACCGGTCGAGTCGATGAGCAGCCGCGCCCCGTACTCGCGCACCGCTTCGATGATGCGCCGCTTCTGTACCGCCCAGTCGAGTGTGTTGTATCGGTCGAGATAAACCTGCCGGCCTGCGCTGTCGAGGATAGTCAGGACGGTAAAGTCCGTCAGCCGCGCCAGGTCGAGCCCGGCATAGTAGACCTCGCCGGGGACAGGAGCCGTGCGCACGGACCTGGCGCACTCCCGTATGCCGCGGAATACGCCGGCCTGGTTCTCCAGGAACTCGGCCATATACTCCTGCGCGAACACATCGGCCGGAAGCGACCGCCGCGCCTGTTCTATGTCCTGTTCGCTGATCATCGGGTTATCGGTACTCGGCAGCGGTTTCGGCGACCAGTACTCGGGCTGAAGCGCGTCCTGCCCGCGCGTCCAGAGCTCGTAGAAATAGTTCTTGCCCTTCGGGGTCGAGATGAACATGACCCTGCCGTGCGTATCGCTCACGGCCGGCCTGATGACCTCTTCCCACACATCCCGCCGCACTCGGGCAGCCTCGTCTATCACCACGCGCTTGAGCCCTGACCCGCGCAGGTTGTCGGGATTGTCTGCCGACTTGAACTCCATCACCGCGCCGTTGGGGAACTCCCAGCGCAACTCGCTCAAGCTCTTGCGCAGCAACTGCTCCGCCCCGCCCCGCTTGGCCGCGAGCTCCATCTGGCGGAATGCCATCTTGCTCTGGGCATAGACGGGCGCGACCCACCAATGCACGCCGCCCTCGTCGCATACGCCCTGGAGCAGCCAGTTCAGCCCCGTCAGGCTCTTCCCCCAGCGGCGGCCGGCGTCGATGACAAGGAACCTGGCCTTGCTCGCGAACACCTCGGCCTGCGAGGGGCGGGGGCTGAAGCCGATGACGTCCATCACCATCAGGCAGCCTCCGCATCGCCGGCGTGGCCGTTGTCGTTGCCGTTACCATTCCCAAACTTGAAGCACAGAGAGAGCGAGCCGGATACTTCATGCTTCTGGGCGATGGACTCGATGAAGGTGTCGCGGTAAAGCTGCAGCGCCCAGGAAGAGCCGCGGCGGCAGTGCTTGACGATGATTTCCGCCCACTCATCGGGAGAGAGCTTTTTGGCGAGCGCGTTTTTCGCATTGATACCCCAGGCGGCCGCTTCTTTGTGCAGCGGGCCGTACTGCCGGTTTATGCGCGGATCACCCTTGACAAATCTCCCGCGATTGCCTGCTGCGCCTGATTTGCTGTCGTCAGCCATCGATATCCTCTGCTATCGCCACCGCTACCTGCGCGTCGGTCTTGAACAGGCGGTTCAGGGCGTTGACGAGCTCATCGCTCGGATAATCGACCTCAAGCGTCAGGCGCATTGACTTATCGCCGGAGACGAGGCGCTTGACCTTGAGCTCGATGAGCGCGGCGGTAAAAGCGGCCTTGTTCACTTCTCTCCCCTCTGTATCATCTCGATGACGCGGAACGGCAGGGCGTCGACCTTGCCCTCGATGCGTACCAGCGCGCGCTCCGTGTTCTCCTGCGCCTCCTGGAGCCTGGCGATGTCGCGCGAATGGACGCCGCACAGCTCGCCGGAGCCGGCCTCGGCTACCTTGCCGTTGCCGCGCTTGCCGCGCATGACGAGCAGCAGCGCCGGAAGCGCCTTGTACAAGACGAGCGTCGCAATGCTCGATATCAGTGCCGTCGGCAGATACACAACGACCGCCGGTTCGCGCGCCGCGGCCGACATCGCCGCCTGTTTCATCATCTCTGTCATCATCAGCATCATCATTCCCGCCTCCCTATGCCCCGCTTATCCATGGCGCGTAGTGGACACATCTGGCAGTTTCCCGCATTATTTGCCGGCTATGCTGATGACGGCATATCCGGCCAGGGCGATGAGCGCTCCGTGCTCAAGCGTCTGGATGGCACGCGTCCGGCGCAGCCGAAGCTCGGTGCCCTTGAGCGTACTCTCCGCCGACAGGCGCAAGGCCCGTTCGGCCTGGTACTGCTCTTTCCAGAGCTCGGCGGCCAGCCGCAGGTCGGCGGTCTGCGCCTCCAGCGTCGAGATGAGCTCGGCCTGCTGGGTTATCACCGACTGGGCCTCGGCGTAGCGCGCGTCCTGGAGCCGGAGCTGCTCACGCAGGTTGAGCACAAGCGGATGCGCCTCGATTTCGGGCGGGGCGGATGGCTCGGCCGCCTGCGCTTCTTGTAACCTGCGCTCGGCGTCGGATAGTGCCTGATGGGCAGCCGTCAGCGCCTGTCGTTCCGCGGCGATCCTGTCGTCGCGCTCGCTTATTGCGGCATCGAGCCGGGCGAGCCGCTGGTTGAGGGCAGCCACCTCGGCCTCATGCTCGGCCCTGCTCATCCAATATGCGCTGTCAGGTCGCTCGGTCAGGGCGCGGACGGCGAAATAGACCGTTGCGGCCAGGAGCACCGCAAATGCCGCCGTGATGAGCCACCCGCCCCGTTTCATTGACACGGTTCTCCGTTATTGCGCGTCTGGGCCTTGGCGTTTAACTCCGTCTTCGTCAGCGAGACCTGCGTCCATGTGCGCTGGCCCGTCTGTATGCCGAGCCCGGCCAGGAGCGCAGAGGCGACCTCGACGAACCCGGCACGCGCTATGATGGCGAACAGGAACACCAGCGCGTAGTAGAGCAGGAAGGCGAAGCCGTTGCCCACCTTGGCCTCGAACAGACGCATCGTTACTTGCCCAGAAACCAGCGGATGTTATCGACCGCCTTGATGTAGGCCCCGAACAGGAACCACAGCACCGCCCGCCCGAACGAGAGCTCGGTGATGCGCCACTCGACCATGAGCGTGCTGATGTTGAAAATAAAATAGCCCAAGAACAGGATTAGAAAGAAAATCTCCATCGCTGTTCCCCCTCCGGTTATTTGTAATAATATGTCCACATTACGTCTTGAGCGAGGGCCGTTGAGACGCCGACGTGGATGAAGTTGGGGCCGATGCCGATACGCCGGACGCCGAGCCCGGTCAGGATGCGGATGAGCTTCATACGCTCCGGGTCGCTGAGACATTTGATGTCCGCCGCTTCGCCGCGCATATGTTCGGGGCCGCGGCCGAACGTGGCGTTATAGGCAGGGCAGCGGTAGCCGGATGTGATGATTATCGGCTGCTCATACTCCTGGCGCGCGGCCTCCAGCACATCGATGAGGCGCGGCGACACGACGAGCCCGCCGCAGCCGCAATGGCAGCGGAGCTCGTCCTCGTTGAAGTGCGCAGATAGTTGTCGGCCCACGCCAAGATTATAGGGCCGATTTTTTAGGCCGTTTTTGAAGGTGGGGGTTTAGGACGGCCTCTCCGGTAGGCTCAAACCGATGGCGGTGGGGGATTTCCCCTCTTGACAAACTTAAAAAACGTGCTCATGAGTGTAGAGACGCGCAGTTTGATTGTGGATAACCGATGGCGGTCTTTTCCCAGCATCAGGCGTCCGTCCGGGCCGACAATATAAGGCGAATTCAGCAGGATCGCCAGCACGCGCGCAGCATCATTCAAATCGCGCGCGGCCCGCATCTCCCTGTCTACCCAAGCCTCGAACCGACGGGCTGCGGCCCGATGCCGGTTGATGATATCGCGCCGACGGCGAGCATCCGTGAACCAGCGGTTACGCGTCATGTTACCTACAGGCGTTTAAGCTCGAAATAGGCACGCAGGGCATTAAAAATGAGCACACGCAGGCTGATCCCATCATTAACGGCCTGATGCTTGGCGGCAATCCACAGGTCGGGCGGAATGGACCGGAGCAGGTAGGTGATGCGATGGCGCTCTTGGATTTTTCTCCTCGGCGATGCCATATTATCTCTCCTGCCTCCGACGAAGCACGAGGGGACCTTGCCCCTGTTCAATCAACATCATCCATACGACGGAGCCGCCCTGCTTCCACTGCCTCGGGTTCGTTTTTGCCTTGGAATAAGACCGTCACCATCGGTTCGCTGGTATCCCACGCTCCCTCACAGAGGTCAATTAACTGGCACTGCAGATATTCCGCCGGCCCGGCTCCAGCATCAAACCAATATGTCTCTCCCCTGCGGAGCAAGGCCACGGTGAGAGTGTCCCGCCGGCGGTTTTCGGTGCGCTCTGGGTCTACAACGCCCGTTATGCGGTTTATAGCATCCACGACAGCCTGCCGTCGCTCGGCCGCCCACCAGCAATCGATGTGGTCGATGCAGCCGCTGCAGACGTCCCAGCTGAACTCATGCCCACACCGTCTCCGGCGAGGTTGAGTCTCCACTAATGTCCGCGCAGTGTCAGTCAGAACCCTCACCAGCGGATTGTCCATGTTGTTTTTCATTTTCTCTCTCCTTTCATTATATATGATAATCAAGATAATCTCATTTGTCAAGTACTTTTTTCACTTTTTTTTAATTTTTTTTTGGCGTAAAGTATCTTTACATCCGCCCGTATGTTGGCATGATTATTGCATACTACGTGGATTTTGCGTGAACCAGCGGTTACGCGTCATGTTACCTCTGGGCTCTAATCAAGGATTTTAGCATACTACGTGGATTTTTTGTCCACTTTCCTGGCGTATTTTGGTTGCCACTCGCTTTCCGCATGAAACAGGTGCAGCCGCCCGTTGCGGAGCATGATAAATCCGTTGTTCCAGCACGGATGCGTCGTCGTCCGGAACGAGGCATAGTCTATCCGCGTCCAGTCCATAAGCCCGCCGGAGTCGCACACCACATATTCGCCGCTCATATCATAGCGCAGGGCGACGAAATGACCATGCGCGTTTATGACGTGGCGATGATATTTGGCCGCCAACCGAACCGCCACCGCGCCGCTTACCTGGCTATAGGATATCGGGTGGACGACGAGCCACTTGTCGCCGACGAAAACGCGGTCGAACGGCGACAGCTCGAACCGCGACCGCGCCCTGTCCCCGAATATCCGGAACAGCGTGTCGAACGTGAGACGGGCGTCCGTCAGCCGCGAAACGCGCCGCTCATGGTTGCCCGTGATGAGATAGGTAACGTCGAACGCTTGAGCCAGGCGCTCCACGGGCTCGCGCATGACCGCGAACTCGTCCTCTAAATCCACCGGCCCGCCTTTGGCCAGCTTCGGAAAATGCGAGAACACGTGGAAGTCGAACAGGTCGCCCGCTATGATCTGCCGACGGATGCGATAAGCGCGGGCGGTCTTGAGATACCGGTCGAGCCAGAGGCTTGAGTAGAACGGCAGATGGACGTCGGAGCAGACCATATAATCTCCGTCCGGCAGGTATGGCGCGATGAGAAGCGGCGGCTCACCAGGCGCGCGCTCCGATATCGTGCGCTCGAACCCGCGCGGCAGGTAGCAGTAGCGCGCCGTCTCGACCGCTTTCGGAGTTATCGTCCGACCGAACTCGTCCGAC